GGTGTGCAGTTCACCCAGAACGTCCGCATGGCTATCGGGCCTTTGCGTGCTTCTGCACGCGCCATGTCCTCGATGGTAAGCGCCGCCCCGCCCTCGAAGGGGGTGCCAACAGGCGGGGCGGCATCCACCGCTCCCGGTGATGCGGCTTGGTCCGGGGCAGTGGTTTCGGTGATCTCTCCCGTCTCCGGGTTATGTAGCAACACGTTGGGTGCGAGCGGCGGCGGTGCCTTCTCTGCGCCGGGGATGCTCTCGACCTCTGTCTCATCGAGGTAGCCCAAACCGCAGATCGATAGTGTGACCCTGCGCTTCGCCTTGGTGACACACTTCAAAATCTGATTGGACCTTGCCTCACCGCGCAGCGTGTTTGGAAACGGTACTGCACCCAAGTCCTCGTCCACACGACCGGTCTTGTCTTTGGCGCGAACATGCACCGTCATCAAGTCATCGCTGACATCTTGCGAGACGACCTCGATATCGATGCTGTGGAGCTTGCGCAGTTGATCGGCGCAGCTGCGCGTTGCGTACAGGATCAGCTTGCCCTGCAGCTTCATGTACTGGAACGGTTGCGTCAACGGATTGACGCCGATGCTGTCGCACACGCGGTTGTAGTAGACGACACGCTGATCGGGCGTCAGTCCCTCAAGATCACCCTTGATGATCAGCCCCTCCATGACATCCGCCGGATGCACGTTGGGTTTCTTCTGCGGTAGTGCCATTGTCATTTTCCTCTATTTTGAAAACACTGATTGTGCTTGCGGTCAGCGGCCGATTAGGTCTGCCGTCCGGCCGCAAAGGTTTGATTGTCGATTGCGTGCGCCAGAACTCCATTGCATCGCGCAGTGTCTTGAAGCGCATCGCCCGCTCCGGTTTGTCGGTGAAGATGCCGAAGCCGACGCCGCCCATCGCATCGAAATCGAAGCTGACGAGATACTGGTCCTCGACCTCTGGTGGCGTGTGAGCTTGGATCACGTATTTCATTCCTTCAGCTCCCGCAGCGAGAGGTGGCCGAGGCGATTGCGTGTGATCGTTACGCCGTAGCCGAAGCATCTCTTCGCATCGGGCGGCACCAGTGATTTGAGTATCTTCGCGGCATCATCAAATGCGGCGGCGCTGTCGCGCAGCTGCAGCCAGATGTCGGCTTGGTGTGCAAATTCGTTGTTGCCGATCATGTCGACAACTCGCGTCGCATCGACCGGCAGCGGCACCGCCGGCAGATCGACCGGCGGCGTCTTGTTCCTCACATGCTGGATGAATTGATGCCCACGCTCCAGCAACAACCCGGCGTAGTCGGCGTCGCGCTGGACGTAGTCCACAACTGGTTCAGCTGCGCCCAGGACCGCACTGAACGCGCACTGGTCCGCACCAGTGATCTCCATGATCCATTGCACCTGTGGTGCGTAGCGATCCAAGATGACCGGGACGAATGGTTCGTTGCCGTTCGTCCACTTCACCTCGATGGGGCAAGCGAGTTCTTTGATCCAGCCATCGAGCGTGCACATCGCCCAGTCGTAGCGATAATGCGCGACGCTATCGCCGCGACGAATGATGGATTGCTGCTCCTCGACCTCGATCCAGTTCAGGTGCAGCTGCTCGGTGTGCGTGCCGCGATAGACCGGCCACTTGCGGCTGAGATCGTCGGGCTCCTTTTCGCCGATCTTCTCCCGCCACAACTTGTCGATCTTCACCCGATCGCCGCCGACAATGATCCCGATGTCGGAACCACCAATCTTGCCGGCGCGTGCGGCGATCTGCGCTGCGTTGAGCATCTGCATCCCCTTGTCAAATCAGAGGGGAGGATACAGTTTGGCTGTAGTAAATCAAGGAGCCTACAGGCAGTCGCTAGGCGGCGACAGAAAAAGGCCAAGAATTGTTTCTACAGGGGGGGTGTGCGTTTTTGTGGCTGTACGGAAACCTGGAAGTTGTGGATAATTCTAAGGACAACAGTCGGGGAGAGGTGAGGTGGAAAAGTCTGTTGCAGAAATGAACGACGCCAAAGTAGTGGATTTTCCGCCGGCAATAACTGACGGCCAGAAGGAATGGGAGCGGCACTTGGCCTCCCAGCTGCTGCCGTACTTGCCGGACGATCCCGACGAGGCGCAGGAGATCGTCGCCATTATGGGCGCGGCGATTAATCGGTTTGAAGGGCAGCAGGAGTGGGAAAAGCGCCGGCTGGCCTGCTACATCCTGGGCATGTTTCCCGAGGATCGTAGAGCGGCGCAGCGGCTTGTCAGCTTGCTTTCTGGTTTTTTCGACGAGGGCGATGCTGCGTAGGGCGTGACTGCTGCAGCTGTTGCCTCTGGATTTCTTCCAGCATGACCGCAGGCATCGCCGCCGCGACTTGTCCGCGATAAATCCAGTCCATGGTGACGCCGGTCACCCGGCAGAGCTTCACCGCATTCGGAACCGTGAGCAAATTGTCGCCGGTTTCGGCGTTGTTCCACGTCTGCGGGGTGATGCCCGCAAGCCGACAAAGCGCGGTCTGGCTCATCTTCAGAGCTTCGCGGATCAGTTTTAATCGCTTCCCGATTTCGACGGCGCTGGCTGCGTCTGACGCATCCGCCATCATTTTGGAACACTCCCAAGGGCCTCCCTGGGAACGCCGCATCTGGTCACGACGATACAGGAGAGTTGAACGGGCTGGCAATATCCCCACAATTTTATTTGCGCGCCATCGAGCTTTTCTGGATTTGACACAACTACGGGCGATCTGTACGAATTTCGGAAAGCCCGAAGGTTCAATTCGATGCCGCCCGCTCGAAAGCGCAATCGCGTTGTGGAACACGCAAGCCCAAACGGCCAGCGTGCTCTCAAGAGCGCGAGAGCTATCATTGCTGCGATCGGCGGCAACGGGCCGGTGGCTGTGCTGACCGGCCGCAAGACCCAGCATGTGACCAACTGGAAGCACGGCGGCCGATTGCCTGCGAGCACGTTTCTGGTCCTGACGGCGGCCCTCGCCGAGCGCGGCTATCGAGCATCACCGAAGCTGTGGGGCATCGCGGAGCCGTGAGGCGGCTCATGCGAAAGCGACGCCAGCAACCAGAGGCGGCGATCCAGCGTGCGGTGTTCGAACATCTCGCCTACCGCAAGCAACCGGGCTGGCATTTCTGGGCGACACCCAATGCGGCACGCCGGTCGCCGAGGACGGGGGCCGAGTTGAAGCGGCAGGGGATGACGGCGGGGGTGGGAGACATCAGCGGAGTAAGCCCGGCCGGGTTGTACTGCGAATTGGAGCTGAAGACCGCGACTGGACGGCTCTCCCCGGCCCAGCGGAAGCGCCAGGACGAGCTGCGGGAGACAGGGGTGGTGGTTGTGACGTGTTACGGGCTGGACGAAGCGTTGGCCATCCTAGAGCGTTGGGGCGCAATCCGATGAACATCTTGGACGAGCTTATCGCCAAGGGCGTGTCCAGCGAAGTGATCATCGCAGTAGCCAACCTCATCTCCGAGCACGAACAAATCGAAAAACGAAGAGCAAATAATCGGGACCGAATGCAGACTGTGCGCGCACGTGCGCACACATCGATGCACACGGAAACACAGACTTCGCCTCTTTCTTTAGTAAGTAAGAAAGAAACTCTTTCCAAAGAAAGGAAGGGGGTACGGGGGAAACCAATCGCGATCCCGTTGCCGGACGACTGGCAACCGAAGGGACCACAGCGCGATCCCACCGAACCTGACGAGTTCCGCGACATGTGCCGGTCGAAGGGCCGGACCTACGTTGACTTCGATGCGGCCTACCGACAGTTCCAGCGGTCACCGTACAACCCGCGCAACAAGACCGGCGCAGCGGTGCCGATAGTCAAAAAAACCCAAGCGGAAATCACGGCCGAGGTTCACCGGAAAGTGGCCGAGGAGCAAGCACGCATCGCGAAGGAGGGCACCGATGGAAAAGCGGAAGCGGCGGGACTACGGCGACATCCCGATGTGGGCCAAAACGGGAGCGGTAACGCTGGAGAACTACGACTTGCGGGCGGAATGGATCATGTCGCTGGCGTCGAAGGGGGGCAACTCGGAGCACTCATATCTGCGACTTCCCGGCAAATGCGCCGAGGATGAAGTGGTCGGCGACTTCTGGGGATGGTTGGAATACTGGCTGCACTTTCTCGGTGGGTTGCCGCGTCAGCCTCGGATGTTCATCGAAGGCTACCTTGGTGCATTGAACGTACCGAACGAGAAGCCGGAAGACTTTGATCCGCCGTTTCAGCGATCCAAGGTTTGGCACGGGCCAAACATGGGAGAGCTGGTCGAGCGGCAGTGGCGACAACGGGCATCGCTGCGACCGGCGCGTCAAATCCAACTCAACAATTTGTGGGTGCCAGCCGAGAACCGCTGGATCAACTTCTGGCAGTACACGAAGCCGAAGGGAGCACAGCTATGATCATCCCCGCTGGTGAGCGCGCGACCGAGGCCGAGCTAACGCTCGCGCTGATCGAGTTCCTGCAAACGCAGGCCTATGGCGAGGCCGACTTCAAGACGATCCGGTTCTATCTGCCGAAGCACATCAAGCTCTCGCCCGCCGACAAGGAAGTCTCGCGCGAACGTGACGCGGAGCTGAAGTGGCACACGATCGTCCGCAACATCGGCGCACATGCCAATCAGCCGGATAATCCCATCCATCAGGGCGTTCTGGTGAAGCGGTGCGGGGGCGGCTATCAGCTCGCGTCCAGGGCTGGCAAGGTCTATCGCGGCAGTAGTGCGGAAGTGATAACCGCGATGCTGACGGCAAAAGAGGAATGCTGATGTCGCGATCCACTGGCAACGTCGGTCGGCACGATCTGAGCAGGGTGCCCGAGCCGATCGGCGGCTTCCCGGCGGTGCCGACGAGCAAGCACAATACGGCGCGGGAGCTGAAGCCGGTCGCGGTGGACGATGTCTACGCCGATGAGCGCGCCGGCTACGTGAAGCGCCGGGTGCGCGCCCTGGCGCGCATCGATCTCCTCGACAAGGAGCGCCGGGACGGCTCGATCTCCGAGGCGGCCTACCAAGCTGGGCGCACGGTCGAGCGCGTCTTTGAGCGCATGTCGCGGGTAGCTGGATCTGGGCAATGGCTCGCTGGCGATCGCCTGGACAGCGCAACGCAGGCTCAAGTGGCGGCGGCGTTAGGGTTTGAGAACGCGATCAAGGTCAATGCCTATTTGACTTTCTTGCTGCGTCATCTGGGCAAGCGGGACGCCCGGTTACTTTGGGCCGTGCTTGGATTGCGGCTCAAGTTTCAAACGATTGCCTTGGCAGAGCACCGTCCCGGCATCCGAGGCGTGAGATACATCGCCGACAGGTTCAGGGATGCCCTTGGCGTTCTGGCCGAAGCCAAAAGCGCCAAGGGCAAAGCATTGCGATAAGACGTTGCATTGAGGTGCGTTGTGCTGCGGGGCGATACCGAGCGCGAAGGCGCGTAGCGAAACGGTGCGAAATGGCACGTTGCGCTGCGGGGGCAGTTTTAGTGAGCGCGCTTTTGAAACAGCGTGATCACATCTCGGATGTCGACGGCTTCTCCTCGGTCGGCAATTTCATCGGCAATCTTCGTTCGCATCTTTTTTCCGACGACGGCATCGAGCACCTGATTGACGGCTCGCCCAATCCAGAAGGCGTCGCGTGTATCAGGGTCTAGCGCCTGACTGTTCACCAGTGGCTCGATCTTCCTGCCGCGCCTGACGGTGCGCCTGATCTTGCGATGGACGTGATCGGTCGAGAGCGTGGCCATCTGTCCGTTGGTGGCGCGCTTGATGCCGATGTTGCGCTCGGCCACAAAGACGATGCCGTGATCGCGCTGCAGGATGCGTAGCGCGCCGTAGAGTACATGGCGATCGGCTCCATTGATCTGGCGACCGATGCGCCGGTTCATTTCGCCGTAGGTGGCGTTCTCGCGCGGCTGCAGAAACTCTGCGAGCTTGCGGGTGTCAGGGCTGACTTCGAAGGATGGTTTTGCCATTGGGATTTATCCGTTGCGTTGTGAAGCGAAGAACGGCAGAGCGCAGAGCAGAGGGGAGCCGAGCAGAGCAGAGCCGAGCCGCGACGAGAAGTGAAGCACTGCGGGATGCTGAGTAGCGCGGCGCAGAGAGGTGATACGTTGCGTTGCATTGCAGAGAGCCGAGATGTGCGGACGCGAGCTGCGCGAAGAAACGCTGTGCTGCGAAGCGCTGCGGCGCGCTGCACGACGCGGCGTAGACATCAGGCGGCCTTTGCCATCTTTGCTTCAGTGATCTTGGTCACGTCGAAGCGGCCATAGAACCCGTTGTTGCGCGGGCGGAAGCGGCCTAGTCCGACGAACTGTCCGGCTCCTCGGCATACATCCTCTAGGATTGTGGTGCCTGTTGTCCGCGATGTTTGCAGACAAGTCTCATCGAGAACGATGACCTCAACGATGCCGCTCCAGTTTTCGATGATCGGGTAGTATTTCCAAATGCGCTTGCCGCTGCCGCGCCTGCCGTCAGCGGGCAGGAACAGCTTCTCGCAACGAACGTCCTTAGCTTTGATCCCGAGCAGGATCGGCTTGACGACCTGAACACCAGCTTCGAAGTGCTTCGTGTAGGTTGACTTCCCTTTACCCGGCACGCTGATGTTCATGTACTTGGCGGTTTCGCTGAGACAATTCTTGAAGGCGTTAGGCGGAATGAAGACCTCGCCGTCCTTGGTGACGTGCATGTAATTGCGCCAAGTGCGCTGGGAGTAGTCGTCGTGACCTTCGCCTTGTTCGCGTTCGACATCGTAAACTCGCGACTGACTGTATGGTGTAACGCCTTTGATTTCGACGTTGAAGAACTGCATGGGATTTCTCCTTGTTGGACGTTGCGGTGCGGAACGCGGAGCCGAGCAGAGCAGCGTAATGCTGCGTCGCGGTACAATGCGGCGCGTCGTGCTGCACTGAGCCGAGCGGCGCAATGATGTGACACGGTGCGGAGCGAAGCGACGGGAAGAGCCGAGAGGCAGTGCGTGGAGCTATGCAGCGTGGCGGTGCGTGGCATAACGCTGACTTGAGCGGCGCAGAGTTGCGGAACGGAGCGCGGCAAAGAGCCGAGCAACGGTGCGTAGCGCTGCGACGTGGCGTGGTACGGTGCGAGGTCACCCTCGAAGCGTACAGAAATACTGTAGCCGGTCAAGTCATGGCGGCGAACGCCCGCTGGAGCTTGCGCTTGCTGGCGATCAGGTTCCAGCCGAGCTTGCCGATCGGCAAGCGTTTGAGCCGCGCGAAGTGATAGACCTGGGCGACAGAAACGCCGAGAAATGCTGCGATTTCCTCGGCTCCATGCAGCATGTCTTCGGCGACGGTTTCCTTACGTTTATCGATGTTTTCCATGTTGGCCTCCTGGCGGCAATTTGCTGCGCTTTGCCGTCGTTCGCACGATCTATCTCGGGGTGTCCACAGAATTTCTGTGTGGCACCCGTGTGGCACCCAGGCGCGGCTATATCCAGTAAGGCGTGGATAAATCAGGATTATTTCTGCGAGGCCTGGATAAAGCCGTTGCCACACGGTTTTTGCGGGAAACCCTTATAGAATGGGCATAAGTGAATTGTTTCGACCAAAAGTGATGCGTTTCCGAAGACTGTGTCCAGCCATTGATTTGACTACATAATTTCTGTACTTGCGCCATCCTTGCGGCTGTGCGATTTAGCTCCTGTTCGCTGTGTCTACAGAAACCCTGGAGCCGGAAAATGGAAAGCCTCGCAGTCACCCTCCTCGTCGCAGCCGCCAGCCTTCTCAGCATTCAGCTTCTTGTGGTGGGTGGCATCAGCCTTCTGGGCACCATCTGGAACCGGGGCCGCTAGGCCCTCCTCCAACCCAACCCCAACCACAGGTAACCGCCATGAGCACCTTTCAAGTTCCACCCGCAGAAAAGCCGGAAGACGTTCTCGCGCGGCTCGACGCCCGCAAGCTTCCTCGCGTCACGCAGGCCCTTGTGGTCAACGCCGTGTTGGCCCAAGCCGCACCTGAATTGCTAGCCGCACTACAGCGGTTGCTCAACATCAGCGAACATCCGCTGGTCGATTGGCCGTCTAATCTCCCGATTGACGAAATCCGCGATCAGGCCCGCGTTGCCATCGCCAAGGCAAAGGGAGAGGTGCTGTGAGCATCCGTAACCGCACCTGGACTTCCCCCTCCGGCGAGACGAAGTCGGCCTGGGAAGTCTCCTACCGCGCCGCCTCCGGTGCCCGCGTCCGCAAGCTGTTCGACCGCAAGAAGGACGCCGACGACTTCCACGCCAAGGCGCGCATTGCCGTCCAGAACGGCACCCACACCCCCGACAGCCAGTCGATCACGGTCGCTGCCGCCGCCACGCAGTGGCTGGCCGAGTGCGACAGCGCCGGCCTGGAGCGGGTGACGGCGGTGCTCTACGCGCAGCAAGTTCGCAGCCACATCGTGCCGGTTCTCGGCGGCGTGAAGCTCTCGCAGCTGACCGCGCTGACGGTGTCGGCCTGGGAGGATGCGCTCCGCGCCAAGGGCTGCAGCCCGAAGCTGATCCGCCGCGTCCGCGTCAACCTCGGCCAGATCGTGGGCGAGGCGCAGCGCCGGGGCCAAGTCGCGCAGAACGTCGTGCGCTCGACCGGCACCGCCAAGGTCAGCAAGCGGCGCGAGGCGCAGCGCAAGCTGGTGGTGGGCGTGGACATCCCGTCGCCGGCCGAGATCAGGCAGCTGCTGCCGCAGCTGCAGGGCCGCATCCGGCCGCTGATCCTGACGGCGGCATTCGCGGGTCTGCGCTGGTCGGAGCTGCGCGGCCTGACCTGGGCGAACGTCGACCTCGCCGCCGGCACGCTGTCGGTGACCCAGCGGATGGATCGCTACGGCACGATCGGCCAGACCAAGTCGGTGGCGGGCGAGCGGTCGATCCCGCTGCTGGGGCTGGTGGTGAACGCGCTGCGCGAGCTGGCCCTGTCGTCCGGTCAAGGGGCAAACCGGACGGATGCGCTGGTGTTCGTGAACAGCCGTGGCAACGCCCGCCACCGCATCACGGTGTGCGCGGAGTTTGCCCAGGCGCAGGTTGCGGCGGGCATCGTGGATACCAACGGCGCGGCCAAGTACACCGGCTTGCATGCGCTGCGGCATTTCTTCGCCAGCTGGTGCATCAACCGCAAGGTCGATGGCGGGCGCGAGCTGCCGCTCAAGGTGGTGCAGGGCCTGATGGGGCACAGCACGATCAGCGTGACCGCCGACGTGTATGGCCACCTGTTCCCGGCCGGCAACGATCAGGCCGAGCTGCAGGCGGCCGAGAGCGCCTTCCTGGCGGGATAGTCCCCCGACCGACCGCTGGGATGCAGGGGGCCGGGAGCGATCCTGGCCCTCTGAACGTTTGGAACCCGGCGGCGTTGTTCCATGCTAGTATCACCGGAGTAAACGCCCATGTTACTTCAAGCCATGGCTGGCAACGATCCCAACAAGCCGGGTGACGACCACCCGGCCCCGACACCACCGAAACCGGGACAGCCACAGCCCGGTCAGCCGCCGCGCTAGGCGGCCACGCGGAGACGGCCCGGTTCAGTCCCCCCGACACGGGCCGTTTTCATGTCGGCAGGAGCCCGCGCGCGGCTCGCCCATTCGACAAACCAGTCTCCCCCCTACTCGGGCAACCCCCTGAGGCTCGGGCTCACCAGCGGGCTTCCTATTGGCTCGACGTGAACAGACCCTGAACGCACAATGGTGCAAGTAAGTATCACTTACTTGCACCCCTACATCTTGACGTGTGCGGCCGAAGCACCCCATAACGCTAGGGTTTCCAAATATGCATGGGTCTACCCGGCGCGGGCGCAGGAGCTGCCCTCCTCTACCGCGTGGGTGGCGCTGCGGCCGGGTTGGTACTAGCCCCGGCTGCAGTCGCACCGTGCTAATCGACCTTGTCGGCGAGCAGCAGCAACCGGCCTTCGAGCTTGCGCATGGCTTTGGCGACGCGATCGTGTGGGCCTGCGCCGCGTGGGTTGAAGCGCGACATGCTTTCGTGGCGCGAGGCGCGGTGATTGAGCGCCTCGATCAGCAGATCAAGCTCTTGCGTTGTCAGTTCCGTACTCATCGTGATCACAGAGTGGCCTCCTCGGTAAGTTGCGGCGGTCGATGCCCTTGGACGGTTCGTGCTTCACGGGACGAGGACCGCAGGGCACCTATCGTGTACACCGACGCCGCCGCTCGCCGATGAGGTAACCCCTCGTCCCGTAGCGGTGGGATTACCAGTCTGCTGCGGTGAGTTCACCGACTGCGATGATGACGATTGCGATTATCAAGCCACAACCTATTGCCTCGAACATGGTTCACTCCTCCGGGCGTAGGTAGCGCGGGCGGATGCCCTGGTGCAACTCGCGATAGATCGCGGTCATGGCGACATCGATGCTCTGCAGCAGGATGCCCTGTTGCTGGATTTCGTCGCGCAGCAGGCTGATCTCCTCGATCAGGGTGCGGGCGGCGCGGTGCCCGATGCCGGCGCTGCGGTCAGTCATGAAGTTCCTCCTCCGGGCAGGGCTCGTAGGCGTCGCGGTGCGGGATGATGGGCGCGAGCCCATTTTTCACCCGCTGCGGGTTCACGCGGTGGACGCAGTCGAGGCAGATCGGCTCGCGCTTGCCGGTGGCTGCGCTGCAGGACGGCACCCGCATCGGGTTGTAGGCGAAGATGCGCCCACAGCCGAGGCAGGGGCTGTGCGCCAGGACGTAGCCGGTCATAGCTCACTCTCCCGCAGCCATTCTTCGTGATGGATGCGCGCGGCGCTGTAGCCCTGCAGGAACGCGATCACGAGGCTGTTCTTATCGTACAGACGCGACGCATGGCGCGAGACTTCGACCAGCATCAGGTTGGGCGCGGTCTTGTGGTAGTCGCGGCCTTCGTTGCGGGCATCCATCTCGGCCTGCAGGATGGCCTGCAGCGCGGCCTCGGCTTTGGCGTTGTGTTTCATCGCTGTGCCTCCACTCTGAGGCCGGCGGCCTCGACGGCGATCGCCAGCTCGCGGGCGAGCCTGTGCTCCACCCACAGGACCGGGCCAAACCACTGCCAGTCCTCGCTGGCGACGTTATCGGCGAACCACTCCTGGGCGGCATCGCTGACCGGCTGGAAGCCGATCAGCGAGCCCTGATCGAGCAGTGCAACGTCGGTCATCGCGAGCCCCCGATCTGCTGCCACTTGCGGGCGACCTCGATGTCACGGGCGCGGTAGAAGTCAGCGGCGCGGTTGGCTTCCTCGACGGTGCGATACTTGGCCACTTGGGTATTGTGGACCTTTGGGCCGCTGGTGACGCGATAGACACGCCACTCGTAGACGCTGATGCCGCTGCGCCCCTTGTGCTTGCGAACGACGATCATAGGCCTGTTACCTTCGGTTGGCGGAATTGCCACCCACACTGCTACAGCAAATCTGTACACGCTGCAATCCCCATCTGCCCGCTGTTGATATCTCGGAGCCACACATGCCACCTGTAAGTCAGGCGCAACGCCGTGCGATGGGAGCTGCCGCGAGCGGGAAATCGACGCTCGGCATCCCGAAGAAGGTCGCCAAGGAGTTCATCGCGGCCGATCCTGGCGGCAAGCTGCCGGCACGCAAGGCGAAGCCGACCAAGCGGTCGCGCGGGCGCTGATCCCCTAAGCAGGGAACCCGTTCCACGTGAAACAATGCCATGGCCGATAGCGCAACCGTACGTGATGGCGAAACCCAGCTCGACCGCATCGAGGAGCTGTTGCGGATACAGGCGCGGCAGATCGCACTGGTACGGCAAATGCAGCTCACGTTGCAGCAACTGATCGAACGCATCGCAGGAAAGCCGTGATGGCCATGCACGAAGACGCGCGTAACCGCGCTGGTGGGAAATGCGCCGTTCGCAGCTGCCGACATCGTGCCGCCGCCGATGATCTCTACTGCGCGCGCTGTCGCAAGCTCATCGACTACATGGTCTGTGATGCATTGAAGAGCCTGCATACACTTAACGAGCTAACACGAAACAGCGGGCCTAAACGGCCTGCGCTAACACTGAATTTACAGAGCTAGTCCGAGTGCATGGGAAATCCAGCCAGAAACACCGAGCATCTCGTTCCCTGGAAACCGGGACAATCCGGCAATCCGGCGGGCCGCCCGCGCGGCGCGCGCTCCAAGCTCACCGAGATTGCGCTGCAGAAGCTGCTGCAGGATTTCGAGCAATACGGCGAAGGCGTCATCGAGAAAGTTCGCCTCACCGCGCCCTCGAATTACCTCGCGGCGATCGTCTCGCTGATGCCGAAGCAGCAGGAGAAGATCGAGAGCCCATTCTCCGATCTCAGCGACGACGAGCTCGCCCAGCTCGAACACTGGCTCGCCGCATCGCGCGCCAAGCAGATCGATCAGCTGCCGGCAGCTTTGCATGAAGACGCGCGTGAACGCGCTGATGCGCAGCTCGATCTCTCACCAACGCCCACCGCAGATGAAATCATGCGCGCCGACGACATCGCCAAAGGCCGCATCAGCGCAACCGAGGCGCACATCAACGCGCGCAACGCCAAGGACATCTCATGACCCGCGAGCAAGCCGCAGAGCTGATCACAGCCGCCATCGTCGCCGCAGGACCGCAAGACCAAATCCTCGGAGCCGACGCCTTCGCCAACAGGCTCGCAACCGCCCTCGACGCTCTCGGAATGCTGCCGCTCGCCGCCAACACCGCAGCGCCCGCACCGATCGCAGACACCGGAGCCAAAACGCCCGGAACCGAATGGGCCGAGAAACGCGATCGCCTCGCCGCCGACATACGCGCGCGCAGCACACTGCAAGACCAACCAAAGAACCAAGACGTAGAGAGCGAACAGCGCAGCTGACGCTCTCGATATCCCTGCTCTCACCGGGCTGCACAGCCGCTGTACCACCTGACGGGACAGGAAACCTACGACGCGGTGCAGTCACTGGGCCAGTGAACTACCGGTCAGTATCATGGTAACCACACACCGCTCTGCCTCTGCTGCGCTCTCCGTCTTCGCATCAGGCCGTTGATATCGTTGAGCTTTCCGCCGTGCTGTGGCGTTCTTGTGCCACGATCCCGGTCTACCCTCTCTCTCGGCTCCTGCTTCCCATCTGCTTCCCAACTCGGTGGGTAGTGCGAGATGTGCCTGTGCTGCAGCCACTTCTCGCATCCACCACGTGTTCGTGGAGCACCGGGTGCTGCCCCGGTGGTATCCCTATGGGGTAGAGGGGGGGGTAGCGGGGTCGAAGGCGACGCCAGGAGCCATCATTGGCTGGGGCAGTACCCATCCCGTTCGTGCCCGGCGTGCTGCAGGAGGGGGCCCCATGAGGGCTGATTTTCTGCGGGCCGGGGCGATTTGGGGATGTTTCGCGTTATCGAGGCAAAAGCCGAGATAACGGAGGGCAATCAAGGAAGTAAGAGGGGGGGGAGGGGTGCTTGTGGCACTAGGTGACCACCGACCCTACGCACCAGCGTAGCATGTAACGGGGCGATTGATCAAATGGGCAGGAAAAGGCCAGCAAACGGCAGCTGGGACGAGGGCAAGTTATACGAGCATTGGAAGGGCAGGCACACGCGGGTGGCGGATGTAATCACGACTGCGGAGGTCAAGCAGTTGGCTGATGTTGCGGCGCTGACGCGGGAGGATTATGCGGGACCGGAGCTGGGATCGCGGCATGAGTATCCGGTAGCGAGGGTGCGCAGGATGGGTGGCGGCAAGGAGCTTCCCGAGGCGGTAGAGCGGCGGCGGCAGGAGCGCGACCTGTTCTGGGAGCAACGCGACGCCGACCATGCGCGGGCAATGGCGCTGGATCAGGCCGAGCGCGAGAAGCGCCGTTACCATGCCGCCCCGGAGGATGTGACGCCGACGTTCCGGCCGCGCCGCTATCGGACGATGGCCCCCGCACCATGGGGCGAGTGGTCGCCCTGGCAGACGGTCACCCGCAACGGCACCACCATGCAGGAACGCATGCGACAGCGGAGCTGACCATGGATGTCTTCCTCGATGTCAGCGAGAGCGAGCGCGCCGAGCTGAGGTCGCTGCGCCAGCAGGACTTGGCGTTCCAGGCGGCGCTGCGGCGCGAGGTGCTGGCAGGTCGCGAGCGAGTGACTGCATGTCCCGCACCAGACGCCAGTACCATATCGGACGCCGCGCAAAGGCGGCTGGACGCAGCGGAGGCACAGCGCGCCGGCAGGAGCTGTTCACCGTAGCACCAGGGTGCTTGCACCCGTCTCGTCGCGTAACATCAGGGCAAAGCCCGTCTCGTCGCGTAGCGGCACCGCGCAGCCGGCGAAGGCGAACGCCAGCACCACCGCGACCGCCAGCCTGATCACGATCGTGATCAGGACGGGTTCAAGGCGCGGGTTCATCGCATTATCCCGGCGTCGCGCAGATCGGCACGCAGCTGCGCAATCTTGCGATGCGCGTCGCCCAGATGCAGCCCGGACTGATACAGCAGCTTCTCGGCATGCGTGAGCGCCGCCGCCTGCGCGTTGATGGTCGCGCGCAAGCGGTCGATCTCGGCGCGCTGTTCTTCATTAACTTGGAATGCGGCGACCATGGTGAGGTTGTCCATGCCTTTTTCCAGAAGGCCCTCAATCGTGGCGGCGGCCTCAATGGCAAGATGATCTGTCTCGCGCCGCAGCCGTTCAACGATGTCGGTCATGGCTTGGGCTCCAGGGCGCGGCGGGCCACAACGTAATCGCCGCAGTTCACACAGCGGGCCTTGTTGCCGCTCCAGAAGTAGCCGCCGTCTTTGTGCCTTCGCAATCGGCACCAGATCACCACAGGCCATGCGGCATATCGTTTGTAGCGTGGGGCAAAGAGGGTCATGGCTTGGGCTCCTCCTCATCGTTTTGCAGCCATGCTCCGATGGGCGAAGGCGGCTTGGGCTCCAGGGCGGCCCGTCCGCAGTCACAGGGGCCATACGCCATTCCCTGCATCAGTGTAGCGCAGGTACGGGCATGGCTCGTATCAGCCAGCGCCGCCCGCAGCCGCGCGATCTCGGCACGCAGTCCATCCCGCTCATGCCGTGCTGCCTCGGCGACAAACTGCTCGATCCCGCGCAGCCGTTCGATCTCGGCGGCACGGCTGAAAGCAACAGCTTGCAATTTCTCAAACCGGGAACGCCATTGCTCGATCTCGGCGACGGCCTCACGCACAAGGGCATTGCCGGGATCAAGATCATCCTCTGCCTGCTTCAGCAGGCGCTCCACGATGTCGGTCATCGCAGACCTCGTATTGCTTCGCTGACGCGACCAGCATCGACACGCCACACCGCGCCGATCTCCTTGTACGATGCCTTCGGATTGCGCCGCGCATAAACACGTATCTTCTGCGCCAGCACCGGATTGATTGGGTCCGAGGTGCGTTTCGCCCGCCGCGTCGGCGTCGGTCGCGTCATCAGGCTCTCGGCCTCCTGCAGCAACGCAACCGCTTGCAGAATGAGATAACGCGCACGCGGAATGTCAGTCATTGCGTCGTCCTCCGACGCAGCGCCGAGCGCATTGCTTCCAGTAGCGCCTCTAATACGTCGCGCGCCTCCTCGGGGTCGTCCCTGAATTGCTTGGAGATCGCGAACACGACCATGTCGGCGCACACCGCCGCAACGTCGAGCAGCTCCTCGCCGTCCATGCAGGCGCTGGTGCGTCTGAG